TTTCAAGCTGTCCCTTTAAACTAGCACCGTCCTGAAATGCCATGTGTTAACTCCCTAAAATGTTGTTTGTGTTCCAGTGTAATCCCCAGAAAAATAATCTGGACCGCAGTAATCTTGCGCTAAAATTACGCCGCTGTCACTAAATCCCGAAGAATCCGTCAGCCCTTTCCCAACCGTAAAAACTGGGGAATCAGTGAAGCCGCCAGAGTTTGAAAGCAACCTTGCCGGAACTAAGGATGGTTCACCCGAAAAGTTTGCTGAATCTGATAATACTTTGTTAACTGTAAAGGCTGGGCTGTCTGTGAAAGCTGGGTTATCTACTAGAGCGATTTCTTTTATGAATCGGCCAACCTTAACCACCATCGCCATCCCTTTCGCGGTGGTTGCCGATATAAGCCTTTTGGCTACTGTGACAATTTGGAGTTTCCCAGTTGCCATCAGAAATCAGCCCTAAGCGTGAAGTTTATAATTTCAAAAACTGTCTCAACTGATCCATCCGCAAATGTGACCTCAATCTCTCCTTCGTAAGCCCCTGCCGTCTGGTTTAGATCCCCTGAGCCAAAAGTAAATACCACAATTCCATTTGCAAGATCCCCCGCCGCTCCTACAAGAGTGGCAAGTATCGTTGTAGTTTCTGCGGCTCTGAACTTGAGCCTAGTGGTAGCAGAAGCGAGATTAACCGCCGCCCCTGTATCTTCTCTCGTTATGGTAACTTGAACTTGAGGGCTGGTATCGTCTTTGACAAGTAAAACATTCGCCATATCGCCCTCACATTAAATGATTTAAAATATTCGTGGCTATCAATATCCCATATAAGCCCCAAACCATATTTTCCAGTCTGTTGAACCTTGCCTGTCCTGCCTCCAATCGTTCCTCAATACGTTTATATCTTTCAGCACACTCTCTTTCATGCGCTCGTATCTCAGCATCTACGCTGGCGGCTGTTGGCTTCATTATTCAGACTTTGCTTTCGCCTTTGCTTTGGAAGCGGCTTTTTTCTTAGGCTTAGGCTTAGGCTTTTCTTCTTTTACCTCTGCCTCTACAGAAACGGTGTCTTCCGGCTCTACAGTTTTTATTTCTATCGCGTGACCATTATCCAAGAACGCTTGTGCCACCGCTTGTTCCCAAGGTTGTTTGGCTTCCAAAACCTCATCTAAAACATAAAGGCGAGTTTGTGTGCCGTTTTCGTTAGCGGCTCCTGCCTTTGGAACAATCATTTTAATTTTCATCATAAACCTCACAATCAAGGGGGGTTTTTACGCCCCCCTTTAGGTCGTGTTATCGGATAGTAATTGAATCAGTATCCGAATTATGACGCGGTATACCTAATATTACCTGTGCGGCTATAGGCGTACCATTAGAGTGTGTGCCAGTAAAATCGGCCTTCACCCGAATATAACGAGAGCCGCCCACATATCCAATCGTGGATATTTGAGGGGTTTCTGCGTTAGCGTCCAAAGTGCTGAAGATCCCGCTTGAATCCACTGCGCCATCAGTCACCGATGTGTTGCTAGTGACTGCGGTGTAGGTGGAATCATCGCTTGATTCTTCCAGTATGAAGTCAATCTTAACAGTTGAACTAAGCGTATCGCCTTCCACGCCTGTAGGAACAACAATCATTGCACCTTCAAAACCTTGCAAATCAATTCCTGTGCCATTGGTGTCGGACGATCCTGTCACTGGGACAATCGTGTTAAGGACTTTTAAGCTGTTGGCTAAATCTTGCATTAATTGTCCTCCTAAGCTGAGACTTTTTGTTTGCGTATGGCTTCTGCAAGCACAACCTGACCGCCCACTCTACGTCTTGCGACATAGCGAACATTTCCGGCGGTTGCCTGAGTGAAGTTGTCGCGTTGGACGCTTAAACCTACTCTGTCAATGATTGTGTATGCTTGGGAGAAGTCTCCGAAAACGATGGGAAACGCATTTGCCGCTACATCCGGCATATCCGTCGCTTCTATGTAAGGCTGTCCAAGGATGCTGTTAGGCACTCCAGTGGTAAGCATCATGCCAGCTTGGAAAACATATTGTCCCGCTGTATCTTTCAGCTTACGAATAGCCGCTAACGTGGAGCGATTGAAAACAAATGTGCCGTTTTGACCATATTCGCTCTTAATTGCATGAACAAGATCAAGCAAACCATCTGCCGTCAAAGCTGTGCCGTTACCTGAAACAGTTTCGCCCACATCGCTGTTCGTCAATATGCCTTCGGGCTGATTGATAGATGAACCGCTGACGAAAGCCGCGCCTTCACCTTTCGCGAACTGTGTTGCGAATTCTTGTTGCATCTCTGCCTCAAGGTCAAATACAGAATCCTCTAACATTTGGTTAGAGATATCCACTAGCGCATATTGCTCATGAGTGGGTATTTCTTCCATTCCAACACGGTAGCCAGTGGTTTCAGATCGTGTGCCAACCTCTGCTGTCCACGCCGCTGTAAATTGGCCTGTGCGCTTAGGTATTTGAACCGATCTTTGCCCTGTACTTCTCACCCTAGAAACTGATCTCAGCGGTGATATTTCTGTGACCGCTTTAATGATTTCTCTGATGTATTCGGGCGGTGCCAAGAATCCTACGGTTGTATCGTTGCCAACTGTAAGTGCTTTAAGCTCTTCGGGGTCCATGCCCTCTTTGCCTTTTCTAAGCAAGTTATCAAAAGCCTTCATGGTAACGTCTACGTCCGGCGTTTCCATACCCGCCTGTGGTCTCTTGAGCATGGTTTCAAGGCTGTCAAGCCTTTCGCCTATTTGCTCGTTGCTCTTGGATTGCAAAGTCATTTGCTGGTTGAGATCCTCTAAGCTATCCATTTTTTCGTCTAGCTTCGCAATTTTCTCATCCAGAAGTGGATCTTTGATTCCCTTTAGAGCGTTTTCTATCTTCTCATCATTGGCTTTTTTATATTCTTCAAAGCCACTGGCGAGTTCTTTGATGTTGTCTGCGTTGACTTCCATCTTTTATGCTCCTCGTAAGGTTTTGAGTAAATGTTTAATGGCTTCTGCCGTTTCATCTGTTTCTTGACACCCGCAACCTCTCGTTGCGCCATGAAAAGAATCGTGAACAGCCTTTGCCGCCACTTTCGCTTCTGAACGAGAAAGAGTGAAAACATCCCGCAATCCACTTTCCCATTCTCTGATTGAAATGTCTTGGCCCTTCACCGCTTGAATCTTAGCTCTAGGATTCATGGGAAAAGTAACCAAAGACACTTCCATCAATTCTACTTCTTTTAACATACGCCTTCGGCGGCGGCTGTCGTAAGATTGTCCTTTGCTGTCTACGCGGAAGCCGATACTAAGTCCGTCTATGGCTCCCATCTTCATCAATTCGTAGGCTTCCCGCCCTGCTTGTGTGCCAAGAGCCAACCGCCCCTTAACATACAAGCCTTTTTCGTCTTCTCTGATTTCTTCAAATACCCCTATCGGCATATCTGTCTTATGCTGATATAAAAGTTTTACGCCTTTGGCCCCTGTCTTTTTGAGACTTTTAAGAAATGCGCCTTGAAGAATTACATCATTACCTAAGTCTGTGTTGTTGAATACTGAGCCATATCCCTCAAAGGTTCCTTCCTTTTCATCATAATGCTCTTTCAATTCAAGCGAACAATTAAAATGAGATTTGATAGGCTTATAGCCGCCCTCTTCATCTTCGTCATCGTCGGGCCGTTTTACGTCTTCGCCCGTGGCTTCAATGTAATCTTCGTGATTATTACAGGGCATGAAAATGGTTTCGCCGTTTTCATCGTGGGAGTGTGTGCCAACGCATCCGATCTCTTGCGCTCTGGCGGCGGCTTCTGCCTCTGTAGTAAAAACGTCTGTTCGCAACTCTTCTTTGGACTCGCCAAGCTGGTCATTACAAACCGCTAATCGTTGTGCTGTTCCGCTAAACTCTTCTCTCATTTTCGGGTCACCCATGCAACGTGAAATGAAGTTTTCTTCCGACTCGCCTGAGAAGGGTTTTGGTAATGGCATCTGCTGACTCCCATAATATTATTTGTTTTTCAATTCTACAAGTAAAAATCAAGCTAAAAAACAAGGGTTTCTGTCGGAATATCGGGCGGGTCTATCGTGATTGGTTTATTATCCTGTATCGCTTTTTCTATTTGCTCAACCGTTGTTAGCCCCTCTTCATCTGACCAAAGCATAAGATTCATTGGCGGGTACTCGCCAAATAACTTTTTATATTTATCTGTCAATTCTAATTGATAGTCAAGAATATCGTCCATATCAGCCATCTAAAACCTCATCCATTTTTTCTTCAAATATTTTGGTTATATTCGGAAAAGCCTTTTTTACTTCCGGCCATTCCGGTTTATCGTGCAAATAAAACATTTGCGCCCAAACTTCAACCTCTTTATTTCCTCCTATGCGGTAATACTTACCGCCGTGGCCGAACACCCCTATAAATCTGTCTCGCAATGTACCATTTGAGGCGGCATCAATCATATCAGAAAAAGACTTGGCGGCTTCGCTTTTAGGTGTAAACTTTAAACCAATTTCGTCAGAATCATATAAGATTTTCAGCCATTTTCTCATGTTATTTGTTTTGTTTGTTAAGTTTTTTGCACCGCCCTGCAACCCAAGATGTTTTTGATCTTGCTTAAAAGCTCGTTTAAATGCTTTCGCTTCAGTGAACCAAGTTCTTCCCTCTTGCTCTCCTAAAATATGATCTACATGATGACCATATTCATGGGAAAATGTGCGTCCCAAAGGGGCATTAATTCTTTTTTTTGCGATAGGATTTTGGCTTGGGAATTGTTCACCCCAATCTGGCTCATAAAAGCCAGCGATTTTTCCTTTATTCATGCCCCCTTTATCTTTTAACTGGGTGATTGATTTTGGCTTTTTGAGCTTTGCCGCTACCGCCAGCATTTTGGGCGATGTATTTTTAACAAAATCCTCTAAATATTCCTGTTTACTGATCGGGCTATGAAAAGGAACCTCCACATCGTCAAAGTCTAAATCTTGTTGTTGTGGAATATCAGCCACATCATCCACGATATCTTCTGGCTCATGGTAAAGTGTCACACATCGGCAGTTGATAACGTGAACCGCTCCCCCTTTGCTGTCACCTGTAAACCCCATCCTTGCACCGTTAGGCATAATGAAATCTTCATCCATCGGGACTTTTGTGCCATTCATGAGGCTATGCTGTTGTCTGGTTCTCGCATCTGACGTTGCCACCCACTGTTTCACCATTTGGATTCCGTAGCTATCGGAAGCCTGACTGTAATAATCATGGTTGGCGTATCCTGCGGCTGAGTGGGTTTCTGTTCTAGCGATGACGTTAGCTCTGCGGCGGTTTACCTGTGCGAACTCTTTTGGAAGTTGTCTGGCTATCTGGTCAAGGGTGTTATCTTCTCCCCTGAGTTTTTCAATCCTGTCTAATATCTGCCTCGCGGTGGTGTCTGTAATGCCCACCATCATGTTTTGCCTATTAAAAAAATATGATGCCACCGCTACTTCAAAGTCTTGGGATCTGCGGAAATCAAATGGATCACCCTCTGCTTTCTGGCTTACTTCCTGATAACGCTTGTAATTTGCTTCATATATCGTGCTGTAAACCCGCCGGACTTGCGTTTTAACAGTTGCGGTTAGCTCTTCTTTGAATGATTGCGATATTACACCGATTTCTGGGATTTGCTGGTTGTTGAGGCTTTCTGTCGCTTTCTTAATCGTGCGATTGAAAACCGTTAACAGCTTTTTCTGGAATCCTCTGGAAAGCGAGTTCCGCAATCGGGCTTGCTCCCTTGCGAACTTTCTAGCCGCAATCTTGCCCTGACTGAAAGTAACAAATTTACGCCCAGTTATGGGTTTTTGTGCCGCCGTCATAGGCTACTGCGTACCCCTCATTAATTAAGGTCTTTGCTACGTCTAGGCCGTTTAAGGTGTATATGTTGCCTAGTATTCTGCCGTACTTATCTTTTTTGCCTCCGTCTAAAGATTCCAACCAAAATGCTTTTTTTACAAGCTGTTTCACTCTATCCCTTGCGGCCTTTGCTAGAGCTTTTTCTTGTTTGGTCACGCCCTTACCCCTCATTTCTGGGGTATCAATTCCATTTATTCTGATTGCTTGGTTTAAAAGGTTCACGCCAAAACAAAGATCAATGTCAGCGCGGAGACTGTCGCCATCATAAACGCTTTTGGTTTTGGCTCTGAATATAAAAAACTGTTCGTATATTGGCGGCAAAAGGGTTTTGCCTTCCTGCAAAATCATTTCTTTTTCTTTGACTTTGATGGTTTTTTGATTTTTGTCACTTTGGCCTTGGGTCGCTTGACCTTTGTGTATGCCTCATTTTCTGGAGTGTTTGGATCATCAGCGATAAACCGCCCTTTTTTATCCCTTGTTCTTACATCTACCTCTTCCAATAAGTCAGCCGTCTTTTCTGCTGTCTGGCTCTTGCCTAGAAACTCACTGATCCATTTAAAAAATCCCATTGATTTACTCCTTTGTTGAGAGTGGATGCCCTTTTGGTAATAAATCTCTGTCAAACTTGCCGCCTTGAAATCTTCCAGTACGCAAAGCAAATAAGAACGCATTGACCCTCGCAAAAGCCCATTGATCCGGCCCGCTGACGTTTGGCCTGACAGATTGAGGATTTGTGTAGTAGGCACCAACGCCCCTTCTGAATACCGCCTCCAGCATCCTCAAAGTGGCCCTTTTGCTTGGTGTATCGCCAAACTCTTCATTATGTTCGTCAACTTTACCCTGTAACGTGCGCTTGGCTTGCTCTGATACCCGCGTATCTTCGGGGGCTTTTACATGAACGTCATCAATCAAAGATTCAATCTCATGTTCGTCCGATTGAGGGCGTATAATATTATCTGTCTTCCTATCTTCTAGTTTCTTGGTAAGCTCCAAAATAATGTCTTTCATCCGGCGTTCACCAATATCTGGGTTTATCGCACCCCACTTAATCAACGAAACTATGCCGCCCACATTTGACAAATTCGGCTCTAGCTTGGGATCTTTGAAAGCGTTTCCATCAATCACTGTGTGCCTTGCGCTCCAAGCCTCGCGTTCCTTTATCCATGAAAGAACTGCTGGGGTTTCTTCCCCCTTTTTAGCTTTCTCCCACAATCTGAAAGCCTCTGTGCCTCTAATGTTGCCGCCAGCCTTCCATATCTTCCTGCCGTTTGCGGTCATGTCGTTAGCCATCACTTGAGCGAAATCAAAATCAAACTGCGGGAAGTTGCTGTTTCTTAAAGATATTTTTTTGTTGTCTCCGGCTTTTGGGAAGTTTGTGATATCTTCTTGCTTCTCTTCCTCATCCCCAAACATCGCTATATCTTCGGGATCATCCACTATTTCGGGTTCTGGCGGTGCCCCTTCGTTCAATGGGAATAAATTACTTGGCACCAATAGATCATCTGCGCCGTCCATCGGGCTTAGTCCCACCAACTCCCTCGCTTCGTTTCTAGTCATCACACCAGCGTTGACCGCGCCTAATACATTTTCATAAATCATTCTGCGCCTTTCTGCTAAAGCAGGGATTCGGTCAATGTCATATTCAAATGAAAGGTTTTCTCCCATCTGTTCAAATTGAGGGATTAGCCATTCATTGAGGTCAGATTCTACTTTACGCAAGTAAGGGATGATTGTTTCCTCATACAGCGCAAGCCTAGCCTCTGCCATGTTTGAATACGTTTGGGCATCGGGAACGCCTACCAACTGGCTAGGAACGCCAAAGCACATTGCAATATCCGTTGCGCTCATGTGCTTTAAGTTAAGAAAGTCCATATCTTTAGGGCTTAACCCCATTTCTTTCCAATCAAAGTCCCCTTCTAAAAGCATGGGCCTTCCTGCGTTCTGGCTTCCTGAAAATCTGTTATTTAAGTCCTCAAGTAACTGCTGTCTCTGGGCGTCTGTGAGTTGTATGGGATAACCGCCATCATCTTGGGGCTTAAACACCACCGCGCCGGACGGTCTAGCCCCATTCTCAAGAAGCCCAATATTGTGTCTAGTTGCCGCATTATGCTGGTCAACCTCCATTGCCGCCGCCACTAAAGGAGAAAGACCATAGTAATCGTCCAGCGGATTCCAGAGTTTGATCTGTTTAACGTCACCTTTTCCTGTGTCTTGGTCTATCTCATATTCATTTATTACATTACCGCCGACACGATAAACAAACTTATCGGGAAAAACTTTGTTTGATCCTTTTATTTCTATCCTGTCCGGCCTCAACAAATGTAATTCTTTTGGCTGTTCGTTATTGTTGGTTACTCTTAAAATATAAGCATTGCCGCCAAGTAGCATGAAAGAAAACAAACTATTGAAAAACTCTGAATAACTTTGGAGCGGGTTGGGACGATCCAACAAGTAATTAAGCTGAGATTCTTGGATGATTTCATCGCCCTGCTTTATGCGGTAGGGAACCGCTGATGCGCCTTTGCTGATTTCGTTAACGCAACGAAAAACGATGCTATTTTTAAGATAACCGTCCGTTGCAAGATCAGCATACCCCATTTTTCTATCACTATAAGGGCCGACACCGAAATATCCCATCACTGGCCCCGCCCCATACTTCTTTTCCATCGGCTTAGGGCCAAAAGCCTTTCTAAAGTTATCTAAAATTCCCATTTAACTAATCCTCCAGCTAATTTCACCCTTTGACTTGGCAAGCTCTGAAAGCCCCCAAACCAAAGCATCTAATCTGTCGGGGCTGGGTTTACTCCGTTCCCCTGTATAACTTACCATCTGGCTTTCTAGTTCTGGGAATCTTCCCACATGATGCACTTTGTCTTGCTCATAAAGGCTTGCTACTGGCTCCGCTCTTACGAGCTTCCCTCTGGTGGCGTGAACACTCCTATAAGGTACTTGGGCATCTATGGACCGCAATAACCTTTCCACCAGATCGCCGCCGTTGTTTACCTCTGCCACAATCCTATCGGCATCATATCGCTCATATAGCTCCACCGCCTTTCTTGCCCACTCTTCTGGCGAATAGCGTCCTGAACGATCCTCTAACACATAATACTCGTTATTTTCGTCCTTGCCTACACACATAATTCCGGTTTCATCGGAATCCGCGCTGTTGGTTACCGCTGGATCTATTGCCACCAATATATGCTTTAATGGCGGGTATTTGCTGACCCTTGCCCTTTCTATTTGCTCCAGCTTCCATAATGCGCCATCAGCAGATGTTATTATCTCCGCGTAAAGTTCTTGTCTGCCTAAAGTGGTCCCCTCATATCGTTCTTTTAGCATTTCCAAAGCACTTTCCGCTAGGTTTGCTTGATTCTCAAACGTATTTCCTTGGGTTACATATACGTCTTTTCTTTCCATCAGTTGTTTAATTAGAGGGCTAGGCTTTGGTGTGGTAGTAATAACGCACTGGGGATCTGAGCCTAAACGTAGCCCAAACATCAGTTGGTCAAACGATTCCGCGTATCGCCAAGCCGCTAGTTCATCACACCATGCCCTGTGAAACTGAGGCCCCCTAAGCCTATCTGGATCAATCGCGGCGTATCCTGTGATTCGGCTACCGTTAAATAATCTTATCTCTGAAAGGCTGGAGCTATACCCTTTGACCCCTTTGGTGTGGTCAAAACATTCTTTAGGGATGATACTTAGCAACCCACTAGGACCATTAAAACAGACCCTTCGCAAGTCTCCGTGTGTAGGAGCAACAACAGCACATTGGCTTTTAGGGTTTCTAAGAGCGTAAACTGCTAAATCCTGCGCTCCTGTGCGAGTCTTTCCCCACCCCCTTCCTGCAAGGATCAGCCAAATATTATAGTCTGTGGGCGGTGCGAGTTGTTTAGTTCTTGCCGTATCTAGCCAATCAGCATAGAGGTTAAGAGCTTGTTTCTCGCTTTCGCTGTCCAAGTTTGTCAAGCAAGTTAAAAGCTGACTGGAAAGCTCTGCTATCTCTGACATTGGCATTGATGCTCATGTTGTCGGTGGATTCTCCCAAAGCTAACTTTGCGAGCTTTTGGGCTGATAGTGCCGCATTGCTTAACGCTAAAACCTGATGGCCGGATAAATCATCAAGGCATTTTAGCTGGTCGCTGACTGCCCCCATGATTGTTTCCGCTATTGTAATGCTCTGGCTATCTAGCTTCTTGCCATGCTGTACAAGACTGAGTTGCCTTTCCTCGTCCATCTTTTGAAGCAAACCATCTTGAAATAACTTTCTTTGATCCTTCCAGCCCTCATCCTTGGCATAACGGTAAAGGGTAGTTTTGGGAATTTGATGTTGTTGTACCAAATGCTCAATGGTTGGATATTTGCGCCGTCCTAGCTCATCATCTAAGCCCTGAACAAACTCAATTCGGATCTTTTCTTTCAATTCTTCCGTAAATCTCATGGTTTCTTTCCTAAATTTCCCAATTTTTCCCAAAAGATTCCCGCATCATCCAACCAAATATCACGTTGGTCAAGACGAATTACTTAACTTTTCTTAGACTCACTTCCTTGGATCGTTCTGTTTCCCACTTTGCTTCTGCTAATCTCACCATTTTTTTTGCTTTCTCTGCTACGATGTTGGCTGTCTGAACGTTGATATATCTATCTTTCCACTCTACTTGACTTCGTACCGCCGCTTCTGCCATAACTGCGCTGATCTTCTGCCCATCACATATTGCTTTTTTGCTTGCCGCTTCAAAGGCTTTGAAAAGTCCATCATACTCTGCGGCGTCTAATGCTTTGTCTTCCCAAAGTTGGATTGCCTCTTCCCATTCCTGTATGCACCTATCCAGAGGACTAGATTCAGACATTGATGGTATCGCACCGGAAATTTCTTTCGCTCTTCTGATTTCTGATTCACTCATCAGTTAATGCAATTTCTACTTTGTTATCATCCAATACAGCCTGAGCCTTTTTTCTTAAAACTTGCGCCTCCCAAATAATATCGTCCATCCAATCAATAACCATTACAGGGTGTTGGCTCATGAATTCTTTATCCATTTCTAGTTTACATTCGCTATCACCGCCATAATAGTAGACAGTTCCCACCGGACGTTTTGCCAGTTCTTCAATTATTTCTTTGCTAATTTCTTCATCCATTTGTTCGCACCTTTTTGTTTGCTTCACTGTATTTTTTCCTGTGATCCCTCATTTGAATCGCAAATATATCTTTCACCACCTGATCGTTTATCTGCCCTGTTCCATAACGTAAAACACGCCATCCCAGAATAGTTGCGGCATTGTATTTCTGCATATCCTGAATATAGCCTCTTCCTCTGGTATGCCTTCCCTGCGTGAATAAACCGCCCTCCACTTCTATCGCTATTTTGTCTTTAGGAAACGCAAAATCAAAACGCCATTTTCTATCGGGATGGAACTTATATTCGGTTTCAAACTCGTATTCCTCCGACTTCAAAAGGAATTCCATTTCCATTTCACCGACTGATTTTTTCATACGCTGGCGGCATCCTCAAATCTAAACCTTTTAGAATTATACCAGAAAACCGCTTCCCCGATGTGTCCGTATAATCCCTGTTCTCTGATCTTCCTAGTTATCACCCTCATAGTGTCGGTTTCAAAATCCCTGTGAATCGTTATGACTGCATCAGCCTGATTTGACCAGTGAGCCGCGCCGGATATGTCATAAGCTGTCGGGGGCGCATAACCGCCGCTTTCCTGCTTGGGCATTTTCGTAGGATGTGCCACTACAAAGGTGGTCACATCCATCAACTTGGAAAACCGCTTACACTCACTTATGAAGTTCTTAATGTGTTCGTCTTCTCTTTGTGATCCTCTCCGGCTTGCGTCTACCTCATTGTATGGGTCTATCACCAAACAATCGCAACCAAATTTCTTTATAGCTCCCCTAGCGGTATCCAAGATCCTTTGAATGTTTGGGGTGTGTTCCCGCGTTTCTATGAAGAAAAAATGATCATTTATAAAGTTCATGGCTAAAGTGAGATCGTTTTCGGTCATTCTTCCGTGGATATTCGGATCAAATGATTTCCCAGTATACATCATAGCAAGACGGCGTATGTGCATCTTTGTAGAATGTTCCGGCGAGAACATTGCAAACTTCCATTTATGATTCTTTGCCAGTTCAATCAAGCACTGATCCAGAAATGAAGACTTGCCGTGGTTTGGAATCCCTGTCCAAACATGAAAAGTCCCTCGCATGATTTTATAAATCTTATCAAGCGACTCATACCCTATTTCTACTGGCTTATCAAAGTTTCCTGCATAAAGATCAAAAACGTCATTTACATAAGCATATGCGTTATATAGGCCATCTACTGGGTAAGCTCTAGCATTTTTTATGAGTTCGCTAAGTCTCAATGCACCATGCTTCAGCAATACGTCATTCGCATCCTTACAATCTGCGGGAAGCCCCACACGCCAGCACTTATCCTTTCCGAACCTGTGTAATAATTCCGCTCTAAGATTTTTACCCGCGTCATCATT